TTCGCCTCCTCTGCGGGCAACCACCCGAGAATCTCGTATCGTTCGATGCGCTCGGCATTTCCGATAACGGCGATGATTGGCCGATTGTCGCGGGGCTTGACCTTGGGCTTACCGGCGGGGCTGAAACGGATTTCGCAGTTCAGCCGGGGCAGGTCGGTCGTGTTGAATGTGTCGACGCTGAAGTCCCAATAGACATTCAGGTACTTGGCGACTGCGCATTCTGCACACGCTGCGGCGATGTGGTTATACCAGAGTTGCCCGGGATACCGTTCCGGAAATGCTGGCCTGCCCTGCCGGAGAGTTGCGTTGAGTTGCCTTCGGAATCCAACGAGGGCTGCGGAAGTGACCTCGTGATTCTTTAGCGTAACGATAACTGACATGTCGCCTCCTTGCGATTTGGCGTTGAAGTGGAATCATTGATGACAGAACCAAGGCGGTATACGAGTGGGATTGCGCTCCCACTTCGCGATGCGTGACTTCTCGGCTAAGTAATAGTTTCGATAGGCGTTGACGGGATTGTCTGCGATTCGCAATGGCTGCGGCATTGCCTGCGGTGGCGGTGTGAGGTCGATCGCTTGAATGCCGGACGGAATGCGGGCAAGTGGACCCAACAGAACACGACATCCGTGCGTCCGTTGGTATCGATCCTCATACTCTTCGACGAGCGTTCGAAAGTGTGCGTACAGCCATCGGTAATTCATCTTTGACTCGCGGCACCATTTGCTACACGGGTGATTGATGTACGCGGCTTTGTACAGTTTCACCTGATCCGCGTATTCGTCGCCGTCGATGACGCGATGGGCCGTACTGAGCATCTGAGCCGATTCCAGCGGCATCTTCACGATGTGCTTGTCGCACAGCCATCGGGCTGACTGCATGGGGCATTCGTCTAGAACGAAGATGTTCATGACTGGTACTACAACACCCGAATCGTTCCCTGTACACTGGCCGCAAAGTCGCGTGCTTCCTGCTCGTTCTTGAATCGCGTTTCCGCGTGTGTGGGAGATGCTCGCGAATCTAGCGGTGGTCTCATGTATGCGACCGCATAGATCTTTGTTGGTGATTTGACGGTTGCCTGACCCTCCGAATCCAATTTCGCCACATAATCTTCCCATCGACCCTGAGCGAACCATGTTCGCGGGTGCGGTATAAATCGCACCTCAGTGCCTTGAGTCGCCTTGGAGTACTCCCTTACGGCATCTAGCAGTATCACCCCGGCCCGCATTCGATCGCAGTCCACGATCGCTGCTACGCGGTCCATCGCCCTTTGAATTTCTCGGATGGCGGCCCCCCTTGCCACTCGCCTTGGGTACGCGTTGTAGATCGCGAGTGCTTCGGGATCGTTGTCTCCGGAAAGCCTGCGCGCAGGCCTCCCCTTCCCTCCACGGGCCGGAACATCTTGCCTTGACTTATCGGAATCGTACACAGCCGCGTCAGCGGGTGTTTGTTTATTATTCTGATTCTGATTCTGATTCTGATTCTGATTCTGATTCTGATTCTGATTATGATGCTCTAAGCATTGCTCGTAGGATGCTTGAAGCATGCTTGAAGCATTGCCCGAAGCATTCCATCTGGCATTTGCGGCCCTAACTGCCCGCTCGGTCATGCGTTGCGAAGTGTCGATAAACGGGGATCGGTCCCGCTCCATTCGAGGGTTTCGCCGCTTTCCATCCTCGCTAATTGGGAACTTGTCCTCCAGTACGGGCCATGCGCGGCTTGCGCCCGGTGCCATTCGGTCGACTCGTTCGATATCAACCGGCAGGCCGTCATTGACCCACGCGTACCACAAGAGCGTGACATAGATGCCGCGCTCCTCCATCGTCCATGATGCTGTGGAATTGAGAAAGTCTGAGCCGTAGAACTTCAGGTAGGCCCACGGTTTGAGTGTTGCCGTAGTATGCATTGAAGATTCTCAATAAAGGGGAGTAAGGCATTGACCCTGCCTTGCCCCCCATTCATATACCCGACTTTCGACAGTTACCGATTGTCAACTCGGTCACTTTGATCTGTAATCAACTCGCGTACTTGTTCGATCCATTCAAGCCTGTCTTTCTCGCTTCGCCACCAAGTGCGTTCACGATCCTCATAACTTTTGGCGGATGAGGAATTCAGGCCCATGAATGCGACTGTGGTACACGGCGTTTGAGCCGTCAATGACCGAATCGCGGTGAACATCATTTGCTTTCTGGCGATGCTTTCCGCGTCCTTGCTGCTTACGGATCCGTCGGCAAAGCCGCGCTGACGAAGCGCGCGATGAACTGCGAGAATGACTGCTGATGTTGAATACATGTGTTTACCTCACGAACTACGAAGATAGGGTTGCTTTGGAACAAGACGGGCGAACGGCAGCGTATCCCCCTGTTCAAGTTTCTCACGAATGGCTTCCTTGTCCGGTTCGTGCGTCACGACTTCGATCTGAAATGCTTCGGGCACATCGTCTAGAATCTCCATGCTTGGCTTGCCGCCCGGCATCGCGACAGTCAACTTGAAATGCGTGGTTTCTAGTTTCTTGATTCCCCGAGACTGCATGGTCCGAAGTATCTGACTCTTGACCCAATCGGCTGCGGCTGCATCTTGCCGTGCCCGATCTGCCAGCCTTTTCGCCTCTTCTTTGCGACCGATGGCTCGCTTCTCCAGTTCTGTGACATAGATCATCGCGTCGTTGATTGCATCGGGCAGATTCGCTGCGGCAATGGTCAGTTCATCGAACTGCTGTTCCATGCCAGTTATGTCACCTCCGTTCTGTTCAGCGATCTGCAGAATCATGTCCAGCCGATTGCTTGCTTCGTTCGCTTCGTAGATTCGTGCTATTGCATTCATGTGTGTCTTGTCCTATGGTTCGCGTGCGTTGAAGTTGCGATTGGGAGTGGGCACTCGTGGCCCACTCCCTTTCGTTTCCTCAGATCGGAAATGCCTGCCGGACTCCGTACACGGTCATGCCGTGTGGCGGTGACATGACGGCGTGCAGTTCAACCTGCCGATTCAGTCGGTGTGCCCGGCTGATCTCATTGCAGAGCGTGTCGCTGAACACGCTGGCCCATCCCTCCCGTTCGCCATCGCTGAACAGAATGGGAAACCGCATCGTGCCGTTGCTGCTCTCTCGACCGTTGGCGATCTTGACCACAGCCCATTTCTTCGTGCCCCACCTCGCCTCTCGGGGCGGCTTCGTGACCACATAGTCGATCACGGGTTCGGTTTCGGTGGCCGATGCTGGCTCGGCGGGTGCTGGCGGGGCCTCCATTGGGGCCGAGTTCAGGCTGGCCCGAGTTCGGGTCACCCTCCGCCGCCCGTTGGGCAAGTCGGTCGCTGCGGGCTCTAGAACGGCTTCTGGAGCGTTGGCGGGGTTTCCGGCGGGTTGGGGCGGGGCTGGCAGAGAAACGGGCTGGAACGGCTTCTCCTGCCCCGTAGAGTGCCCAGAATCGGCCGACATGGCCTGAGCCATTTCATCCTCCGTGTACAGGCCGCTGGTTTCGGATGGAAACGCTGACCGCAGGGCGAGTGCCTCCGCGACCTTGCCGAGCATCAGGGCTGGCATCTTGGGCCAGAGGCCCATCAGTTTGCCCTCACGATCGACAGGCCGGTATTCGTCCCAGTGGGCAGTCCGAAACAGGCACTGCGTGAACCCCTTGCGCATCACGCCCACGCGGGCTGCACGGGGTGGTTCGTTGCTGAGCCATACATCTCGCCATTGGCCATCCTCACCGCACCATTCCGGGCCCACCTGACCCGCATACTCACCGCTGCGCTGGGCGATGAGGCGAAACCCGTCGATGGACACCTGAATCGACATCACCTCTCTCTTCTCTCGGCCATTCCACCTGTGAACGCAATGAATCTGTCGGGAGAATGGATCCAGTTGTGTGCGGTTGCACACGGCCACGAACAGCGAGAGTTCGTCATTCGTCGCCTTGGGAGCGATCGTTCGCTTGACGAGAGCGATCTGATCCTGCGTCAAACCGGACGCAATCGGATTTGCGAGTGTCATAGAGTGTCTCCTTCTCCTGCGTTGAAGTTGCAGGCACGGGGAGTCCCCCGAACGGGCGGGACTCCCATAGCCAGCCACCTCGTCAGGCGAGCAGGGCGAGTGCCGCGTCGTGGGCGGCAACATTGACCCGGTGGCCCGATCCGAACAGAACGCTGTCCACTCGGCGGGTGGGATCCATGTCCTCCTCGCGAACGGTGCGCTCGTGGTTGGCCCACTGCGTGACCGAGTTCACTGCGGCCCAGAGAGTGCCGCCAGTGCTGAGTCCAGTCTGACGCGGGTCGTTGCGGAAGTTCCGCAGCCACTGGCCCACCTCGTTCTCGTAGGTGCGCTCGCGTCGCGAAGTGCCCTTCGGAGTGACCTGCAACTTGCCGTGGATTCGCTGCCACACGCTCGTGAAGTAGGCCTGCAGTTGGTCATCCGACACGGCAGTTTCGGCCATCATGCGAGCCTGCTGCTCGTAGTTCTTCAACTGGCCGATCGGATTCGCAAGCCACTCCTGAACCATCGCCATGCGCTCACCCGCGTTCTGCGTGTGCTTGATTCGCAGGCAGTTCTCCTTGCCCTCCTCCATGCCCACCGCGAAGGTGTTTGCACACACAACCCGCGTAGCGATCGTTGCGAAGGTCAGCCGCATCGACATGTCGTGACCAGCCGCAATGAACAGGTAAGGCTTGATGATGTCATCGGATGCGGCAGCGATCTCATCCAACGCCAGCGTGAAGAACACGCGTCGACCGTTCCGCAATGAACCGGCTGTTTCCACGGCACGGTCACTGAACCCACTGATCTCGTACGCGAGGTCAGCGATCTGCGGGTTATGAATGGGTCGGTAGCCGGACTTGCAGGAGCAGAACATC